ATGTAGATTACCTTATACTGATAGAGAAAAACAAATGCACAACGTAACTGATTGCCATGCACTTGGTAATGGTTGGGTATGGAACATTCCTTTATGGAATAGAATTGGTACAGGCTATGTTTACTCATCAAGGTTTACAACACCAGAAAAAGCTCAAGTAGAGTTTAGAAAACATCTTGCAGAAGCACATACACCAGAAATTGCTGAAGCAGCAGAAATGTTTGAAGTTAAAATTAAACATGGTTATAGACATAGAGCATGGAAAGGTAATGTAGTAGGTGTAGGACTTAGTTACGGATTTGTTGAGCCATTAGAATCAACAGGACTATTAACTACACACGAAAATATTATTAAACTAGTTGATATATTAAACACAAGAGACGGCCATGTAACTAGAACTGAACGAGAAGGCTTTAACTTTTCTTGTGAATATGATGTTAAAAAGTTTAGAGACTTTGTATCACAACACTATGCATTCTCTATGAGAGAAGACACTCCATACTGGAGATGGTGTACTGAAATAAATGAATATGATCCGCTTATGCATTCAGATGAAATGCAAAAACATTCACAGTATGTTGCTATGATTGGTAACATTGTAGGCGGACATGCGTACGATGAAACATATACAGGAAATTGTTTTATTACAGCGGGAATGGGCATTAGAGCGACTGCTACACCTGAGTTAGTTTTACGAGGATCTAGTCGTAGATTCGAAGTAGATATACAAGAGGAAATAGGTGCAGTTGATCGCATGTATCAACAGTATAAAAATTTTGTATTAGATCATCTAGAGAATCTACCTAGTCATTATGAGTACTTAAAAGAAAACATATATGGCGGGAAAGATGATTACGAGCTTGATTAAAAAGTTTTTTAATAAGCAAAAGCCACACTTGCGGTTCTATAGTCTGTATCCTGGAGTTGCAGATGTTTATCCTATTTTTCAAGCATCTAAATTACCAAGAAACTTTACAAAAAATCAACCCCCTCCGCAAGTTGAAAGACTAGAAGCTAACGTTGCTAAGTGTCCTGGAATACGAAAAGTTGCTATGACAGGATGGATAGTACCAGCACCAGCAGACTTTATTATTAGAACAAATGGTGACGGTGTTAGTTTTGAATGGCGCGAACCGATTAAGTTTGACAAAGAAATGCCAGGTACTGAATCATATATTATGATGCATACTGAAAGTCAAACTGTACCTGTGCTTGATGATGTTGAAAACACATTAAGGACAACAGTAAAAGTAGAAACTCCTTGGAGAGTTGAAGCTTCAGACGATATTGTATTGTTACAATTACCACTTACATATGCTAATGAGCCTAGGTTTACATCAGCACATGGTATACTAGATCCAATGCAATCACACGTAATAAACTTACAACTGTTCTGGAATGTTTTAGAAGGAGAAACATTAATTAGAGCAGGAACACCATTAGCTCAGTACATTCCTATTAAAAGAAGTGAACTGAATTATAGTGCGTACGATTATTCAGTTGCATCACACCCAACTGAAGTTGACATACAGAGAGAAAAAGCATATAATTATGCTGCAAACTGCTCGTTGCTAGATAAAGACACTTTAGCATCAAGATTAAAAAGGGCAAAGGCAGTCTTAACTAAGTATAAACACAAAGGATGATTACAATGACAGAAAAAAATAGAAATGTTGTCACTAAGTTGGAAGCTGTAAAAGCTCAACTTCAAGCTGACATGACTAAAAGCAACGAAGAACTTGCCAAATTAGAAGAAGAATTTGCTGATTTAAAATTAAATCCGTATGGTATTACTTCTATTGACTTTGCAAAGAGACAAGAACTTTCAACTGATGTTCTAAAGATGGAAGGCACACTTATGGGTTTAGATTTAGCGATTGAAACCTATGAGGAAGAACATGGTAAGTCCGACTAATGAGGGAGGCATACACCTCTTTCCGCCTACAATTTGGAAATACAGTTATAACTTTCCATATGACGAAATAGAACAATCAATAGAAGAAGTTTTTGATTCAGTTGAGAGAAATTCTAGTTTAGAAAAAGGCGCCGCCCTATCTACTGTAACTTTGCCTGAAAGACAGCAGCCCCACACTTGGGAAGAACTTGCTGAATTTCACCATTGGCTAGGCACTAAGTTAACAGGAATAAAAGAAGAATTAAATTTTTACGAAAGACAGTCATCGGTTATCGGTTCTTGGTTTAATAGACATTACAAGACAGGATATACTGAAGAGCATTGTCACAACTATAGTACGTTTGTAGCAAGTTGCTATATCAAATGCCCACCCGATAGCGGCAATATTGTTTTTAGAAATCCTTTAGAATATCACTTCACAAACTTTCCTATAGTAAACGAAACACAAACATTGCAAGAAGTGCAATGTAAAACAGGAGATGTTATTATTTTTCCTAGTTGGTTAAAACACTTTGTTACAGAAAACAAAACAGACCAAGAAAGAATTGTAATGACTATTAATATTAAATAATGGACTTTAAAATTTGTTATCCAGATGCAAACACTATCGATAGTGTTATAAAGGTAAAGTCCTTAGAGGACTTTAAAGCCGAGTACTTTGACTTAGGTGAAGGTATTGGATATTGGATTGCTGATAATCCTTTTTATGATGACGGCTTTAATTTTTTTAAAGGCTTAGTAAAGTCTTTTCCTATTGTAAAAGATAACAATGCAGAAGGTAATTTAGATCCTAATCCATTTGATACAATACATTTACCAGACTGGACATATAAAAATATATGTTTCTTATTGCGTGATTTTTATTTAAAAAATGTAGAAAGCAATATGTTTGATCCGCAAATACATGAATGGGGTAATGTATATTATAAAGAAAGAGCTAAACCTATTAGTTGCTGGCGAATTCCGCATGTTGATTATCCTAAAGGTTTAGTAGGTAATTTATGGTTTACAGGACACGACTTAGTAGATTCTTGTACAAAACTTTACAAGTACGAAGGAACTGTAAAAGATAGTCTATACGATTTTCAAACAGATAAAGATCATCCTATGTATGAGCGTTGGTCACAAATTGCAGATAAACCACAAAGAGCAGATGCTTGGTTCAATATGTCAGACGAAGAATTAGCACAATGGGGATTTAAGTATATGGGATCAGCGCCATCAGTAGAAGGCAAAATGACAATGTATAGAGCAGATATTAGTCATGCAGCAGTTATTTCATCTAACGTAGATTTTAGATGGAGTCATACATTTGCATTTTCAGATGATTTTCCTCCTGAAGTTAGAATGGGCGACTTGGAGTTAAGGTTATGATGAATATGGATATGTTCTTTCCTACTCCAGTTTGGTGGGAGCAAACAGAACTAGACAATACAGACATGCTAAAACTTTGTTATCAACTGCACAAAGAAGATGACAATGGAAGAGTACTAAGTAATCAAGGAGGCTGGCAATCAAAAGATTTTAGGCCTGATGCATACGATTCAATGAAACCATTACACGATGCAATTATGCAACAAGTAAATCAGTGTATTAGAGATTACGGTTATTACGAAGAATATTGTTATCCTATAATGGAAAACTTTTGGTTTAATATTAACAGGCAAGGTAATACTAATTCAGTACATATACACGATAATAGTTTTATATCTGGTGTGTACTATGTAAGTGCAAAGCCAGGACAGGGTAATTTAAATGTTTACAAAAATCATATGCAAGATTTTATTATTGCATCAGCAGCACCAATGAAAAACTATACACCTATTAGTGCAGCAGCAATTGCTTATGAACCAGTATCAAGTAAATTAATATTGTTTCCGGGTTGGTTACCGCATGGTGTTGAAAGAAATACAACAGAAGAAGATAGAGTAAGTGTATCTTTTAATGTTAAATTAATAAGGACAGATGATGAACGACTTCAGCAGAAGAATACTTAGCGAAACAAACTTAGCGTTTGAAGATAAGCCACACTTCTTTAAGAAGTTGCTTGACAATCCTAGCGAATTGGTTACTTGGCAAGATATTGAACAGCACACAAATAAAACAGAACGTTATAACTTTGAACTTATAAGTCCAGATAGCAGTAAAATTGAAATACCTGTTAGTAGAAAAAATTGGATTTATGATAGAGGTGTGCAAGATAAAGGTTTTATATTTGATAAAGTAAATGCTGGTTACGGATTAATCTGTTTAGATTACGGATTTCATAATCAAAAAACAATGGATTTTTTAAACGTATTTGAAAATATGTTTAGTATACATGCTGCAATACATGTGTATTGTGGGCTAAAAGATTCTAAGTCTTTTACAATACATGATGATTATCCTTGTAATTTTATTATTCAAGCAGAAGGAAAAACTAGATGGAAAGTGTATAAAAATAAAATTTCTTACATGCATAGAACAGGATTAATGAATGGTAAGTTACAAGATAAAGACATGGAAGTAGATATTGATGTAGAATTAGAACCGGGAGATGCATTATATATCCCCTCAAGACAGTATCATTGTGCATATCCTAAAGGCAAACGAATATCTCTAAGTATTCCATGCTGGCAGAAACTGCCAACAGAGCCAATGGAAAATGCAGTAGATAGAAATTATTATAGGATCAACAATGTTTAAACCGATTGAAATAGAAAATGTAATTGAAAAAGATTACCAAAAACAAATATTTGATGTAGTGACTGATATCACTTTTGATTGGCATTTTATGGAAGATACAACATTTGAAAAGAAGGATACTCTTAATACATCTACACCTAGTTTTGCAAATCTAGTATATCATCCTAACAATAAAGAAAATCCAGGATTAGAATTTTTTACTCCGTTGTTACAGAATACTTGTGCAAAAGCAGGTTTAGAACTAGACCAACTGTTACGTATGCGCTTAGGCTTTTTACTTAATACAAAGTATATGATGCCGCATGTAAGATATCAACATAACACACCGCATGTAGATTTTGAAGTAGATCATTATACTGCATGTTACTATGTTAATGAGTGTGATGGTGAAACTGTTGTATTTCACGAAACAGAAGAGGCAGAAAAATACAAGCCTATGCATAAAAGTATGCCACATCAAGGTAAAGTATTAGTATTCAACGGAAGACACTATCATGCAAGTACATGTCCTAAGATGTTTACAAAAAGGATTGTAATGACTATGAACTTTACAGCGAGACAAATAGATGGATAAAGAGCAGTATATAAATGAATTACTAGAGCGTGACAAACAATCTAGTTCTCGTATTGTTTCTCAAAATCTAAAGGATAGATTTACATATCCTTACCTACCTACTATGGTAGTTGATAATTTTTATGAAGAGCCTGATCAAGTAAGAGAATATGCACTTAGTTTAGAATACTTTAAAGGTGATAGAGGAAGTTGGCCAGGTGTAAGAACTAAACTGTTTCATGAATTTGATCAAAAAAGTTTAGACTTTTTTAGTAAAAAATTACTAGTATATCTTAAAGATTATGGTTATACAGGGTTTGACGAAATACAAACAGCGTTTCATAGTACACCAGAATCATACACACGTGGCTGGGTACATGACGATGATCCTAAATTAAATGTAGCAGGAGTTGTATACTTAAACAAAGAAGCACCTCAAGGAACAGGAACAGTAATATACGAAGATATGGATTTTGATGGTGGCAAATATGCAGAAGTGTTTATGCAAGATGTATTAGATGTTCCAGCAAAAGAAAAAGAAGAATTTAATCAAATACGCGAAGCACAAGTTGCAGAATTTAAAAAAACAGTAACAATGGAAAGTGTATATAACAGAGCTATTATTTTTGATACTAGGCTTTGGCATAGTCCTGAACACTTTTATGGTAATACTATTAAAGACTCAAGGCTTACACAAGTATTTTTTGCGAGGGCAATATGATTAGAAATATTACACAACCTGTAAAAGTTATTGACAACTTCTTTGAGCAGCCTTGGCTAGTAGAGCATCATGCAAATAAACAAGAGTTTGTTGACCAAGATAATTCTGTTTTTCCAGGATCACGTTCAGCAACACTAGATGAACTTGATATAGATATGTTTGAAAGATTACTAGGTAAACTTATTAAACATGTGCTTGGTAAAGAAATGTTTACATTCTTACATTGCGAATATCAAAAAATGAATGAAAGATGTATTGATCAAATTAAACAAATCAGCACACAAGCAAATATTGCTGGTACAGTATTTTTAACAGAAAACACTGAACTAGATTCTGGTATTTGTTTTTATGATAATAAACATAATCCTACAATAAACATAGAAAATGTTTACAACAGATGTGTACTATGGGATCCTAAAGAACATTATAAAATTCTAAAATACAAACCAAATACACTTATGTTAACGTTTTACGGAACAGCAGTACAGAGGTATCCAACACAATGACAAATGATATTTTAATACTTGATGATGTAATTCCTAAAGATTATTCAGACCATATTAGAACATTATTAACTGGTTGGGAATTTGGTTGGGTCTTTAATCAGAACATGGTTTCTCCTGATGCAGAACTACAAGGTGAAAGCAATCATGCAGGTTTTAATCACTTCTTTTACGAAAAACAACAAGCAGTAAGTCAACACTTTAATTTTATATATCCGCTTGTTTTAAGCATTACTAGTGCGTCTAAGACGCCGTATAACAGGTTAATACGCATGAGAGCTAACTTGACCCTACCTAACAAAACAAGCACGTTAGAATACCATATGCCGCACATAGACAGCTTCTTTGAACATTGGAATGCAATTTATTATGTAAACGATTGTGACGGTGATACTATTATTTTTAATGAAACAAATGATACTTATGATCCTGGTACTGATGATATTATGCGTATCAAAGAGAACAAGTTTACAATTAAAGAACGTGTTACACCTAAACAAGGTAGAGTAGTTGTATTCCCAGGAAAGTATTATCATACTAGCAGTTATTGTAAAGATTCTGCATATAGATCTGTTATTAACATTAATTTAGATAGGGTTCAACTAGGATGAGCGAATACTACTTACACCAAAGTCAATATATAATCGAGAATAAGACTCAGATTTTTGATCATTTAGATAACGCACATGGTGTTTTTAAGAAAATATTTTCTGATAATAATGACAGCACATGGTCATATAATTTGTACAATGTGTTTGCACTAACTGCACCTAGCACTATTTTTTATAACATATATAAAGAGCTTGGAACATTTGTAAGAAGTAATATAGGTGATGATCGACCACTGTGGATACAAGCATGGTTAAACTATCATAGACCAGATGAATGCTTAACACGACACGGACATGAATTTGATTGGCACGGATATATTAGCATTGATCCTAAAAGTACACAAACTATATTTGATAATTGGACTATTGATAACAAGCCAGGTCAAATATATTTAGGACCAGGACATGCTGAACACGAAGTTAAAGTACTAGAACCATATGAAGGTTATAGAACAACAATAGGGTTTGATGTACATTCAATACCAAATAATTCTTTTATTAGAAATTATGAAGAAAGACCTTTTGGTAATATGGGGTTAATGCCATTACTATGATAGAAGATTACAAAATTATACGAGGCGCAGTATCAACAGAACTCTGCGAATTTCTTGCATTAGAGTACGAACTGATGGAAGAAGTTTGTAAAGTATTGTATGCTGGTGCCGACTTATCTGACCTTGAAGAAAACACTTTTGCGAGATACGCTCCCTTGATGTTTGAAACATTGATGGTAAAACTAAATCCTTTGGTTGCAAAAGAATGGGGTCATGAGTTGGTACCAGTGTACTCTTATGCTAGGATATATTATAAAGGATCGCAACTTAAAAAACACTTTGACAGACCTAGCTCTGAAGTATCGGTATCAGTTGCAATATCAAAAGAACCAGAATACAATTGGCCAATATACATTAAAAATGAAGATGGTGTTGAACACGAGATTAATTTAGATGTTGGTGATATTGTTATATACAGTGGACGTAGGCACGAACACTGGAGAAACCCGTATGAGGGTAACAAAGTAGTACAAGCGTTTCTACAGTACGTAGAAGCCGATGGACCATATTCACATTTAAAATGGGATACGAAACCAGCATTAGGACTTCCTGCAGAATTTGTTCGTCAAGAGATAAAAGACGAAGTGCAGAATGTTAAAGATATGCTTGGATTTAAGCGTTAATTAGTCGCTGACTTTAGTAGGGCCTGCAACGATTTTTGCTGGACCGTGACGCTCTTCAAAGATTTTTGCCGCTGCTTCTTTGCTTGATGCTTCACAAGTGTCCTGAGTAATAGGCGCTTTACCTACCTCTTTTCTAATAATCATTTTGTAAGTTGCCATATTTGTATAACTCCTATATCTTTATTTATCAATATTCTTAATCCATTCATCGATTGTCCAGAATGGAGCCACAAGCTCTTTGTAGCGTTTTACGTTAGTATTTAGCACGTTTCTGCCTGTTTCAAGTTTATCTTCAAACGCAGTGCTAAAGTATGTGTTAGAAAATATATGTAATCCCTGTATTACTTGCATCCATGCTGCTGGCGAATAACCGTTAAAAACAGGCTCTACACCAACAAGTCCTTGCCAATAATGATCCCAGTCTTTTAGTTTCATTGCTAATGATTCTGGAATACGTTCTGGGTCATGTATATGACTTTTCCAGAAGTCTGTGTCATCTCTACGTCCTCTAAAATGTAATGCAATAAAGTCTTTAATATCTTCATAAACTGTATTAACTCTATGATTAAATCTATCTCTGTACAGCGTGTGATCTCTTCTAGTAGGATCCCACAAATCTTGCATAGCATAAAGTGACTCGCAAATAACTGCAATACCGTTTGCTTCTAATGGTTCTAAGAAACCACTGCTTAAACCAATTGCAAAAACATTATTTTTCCAACTTTCTTTTGCTACTTCGGGTGTGTATGTAAATGAAGCAATAGGTTCTATATGTTCACCACATACACTTCTTGCTTCCTCTAATGCTTGGTCTGCTGTAATATAATTGTTGTCATAAATGTAACCATTACCAGATCTGTGTTGCAAATTAATATTCCAACGCCAACCATATTTCATTGCTGTTGCATTTGTTGTTACTGAATACTTGGGTTCGTCCCACCATGCAATAACAGAGTTGTGTGTAAAATGATCTGAGTAATCAGAGTATTCTGCTCCTAATTTTTTTCTAATTAGTAACTGTGCAAATCCAGTACAATCAACAAACCATTCTCCTTCAATTTCTCTGTTATCATCTAAAATTAAAGTTGTTATATCACCTTTATCATTTTGTTTGGCATCTACGTATGTGCCTTCGATCAATGTAATATCTCTTTTAAGAGCCACTTCTTTCAAGTATGCTGCCGTTGCTCTACTCTCATTGTGCCACATAGCAATAATTGGTAGTTCTGATTTAGAAGCACCAAACGGAACTTTATTTTCTTTAATAAAATAGTTTGCATAGAATGCATCTGCTAAAGGAACATCATTACCTAGCAGTGTAGCCTGATATAAATTCTTTTGCCTTTCAGCTGCTATTATACCGGTAAATTGTCCTAAGTTCATATTAAAGACACTAGCGTCAGGATTGTCTGACCATCCATCTAACCAAGGTGCATAATCTGTTTGCAAACAATGAATAAATTCACTACCTACTCCTGACCAATCTTTAAAACGTCCACCTAGTTTTGGTGTAGCATTTGCTTTAGCAACAAAGTCATCAAAATCGATATCAAGATACTTTAACATATCAACAAATGTAGTTGTACCGCTTTCACCAGCAATAATAGGTGGCTTATTAGGATCTTCAACAACAGTAATATTCATACTAGGTCTTGTCTTTTTTATTAGTAGTGCAGTTAACCAGCCTGCAACGCCACCGCCTAATATAACTGTATTAGAGTTCATGGTTTACCTCCAAGTAACGATCTTTTAATATGTTTAATGCTTCTCGATGTGTGTAAATTTTTTCATCTGGCCAATCTGCTAATTGTTTTTTCATTAAATTTGTTAAACTTTCATTGTGTCTTTCTGCAAAATTTTCTTCCCAAAACTTTTTACAAGCATCATAATCAAAAAGATGTAAGCCGTGCATAACTTGTATCCAATTAAGATAACTGAACATAAGAGACGGATCAACAAAGTGTCCTGAATTAGGATAAGCAGTTTTAAATGACTGTAGTGTTTCTTCGTTGAATGGTGTTAGAACAATACCTTCATCACACCAACGCCAAAACTCTGAGTCGTTACGTTTTGTAAGATAATGTATCTGAATAAAGTCAATAATGTTAGTAGCAATTAAATTCATTCTTTCATTAAATCTTTTTGCAACAGTATCATCATTTTTTCTATAGTACAATAAATTACCTACAAGTATATTAACTTGTTGTATTGTTGAACCTATTGATGTTGCTTCTAAAGGTTCTACAAACATAGCACTAAGCCCTAATGATACACAATTCTTTGTCCAAAATTCGTTAACATATCCAGCATTAAATTTTACACGTTTACCTATTTCTAAATCTTTAATACCTAAATGCTTTTCATAGTGCTGCGATACTTCATCATATGCTTGTGTTTCGTTAATAAATTGATCACTAAACACATAACCATTTCCATATCTATCTTGTGTAGGAATTCTCCAACACCAACCACTGCTTAGTGCAGTTGCTTCTGTATAAGATGGGATGTCTTCAGTTCTAGCAGTAGGAAACGCAATAGCACTATTCATAGGAAGTTGATGTCCACAGTCTATCCATTTTTGTCCTAGTTTACTTGATATAACTCTATTAAATCCACTACAGTCAATAAAGAAATCACTAGCATGTTTTGTTCCAGCTTCGTCAACTAGCTCTTTAACATTACCTGTTTCATCTAAAATTACATCTTCAATATCAACATCTAATACTTCGATTCCTCTTTCTACACATAATCGTGTAAAGAATTCATTTAATTTATTTGTATCAAAATGGTATTGAGCAAAACTATCATGAAAAGGTTCAGCATGTAAACTACTAGCAGTTCTTTTCCAAACAGTATCAATAGGATCCCAATTTTCAGCAATCATTCTCATCCATTGAACAGGTGCTTCACTAAGTGGATCTAGTGCTGCAAACTGTTCTGTTAAACTATGAAAATAATGTTTCCCATCTCCTTGCCAATTAGTAAACTTAATACCGATTTTAAATGTTGCTCCTGTTTCTCTAACAATCGTTGGAACATCAACATCAATGTGGTGCATAAATCTTTGCCAGTGTTCTGTACTACCTTCACCAACACCAATAATACCAATCTTACTTGATCTTAAAAGTTTTAATTTTAATAGAGGGTGAGATTTTCTAAGTGTTAGTGCTGCAACTAATCCACTTGTTCCGCCACCTAATATTGTTAGAGATTTTATCATAACTTATAGGTAGTCCTTCCTTTTAATGTTTCTATTGCTTCTCTACATTTCATCCAGCCGTTACCTGGAGTTTGTGGTAGCATAGATAATTGTGCTGTATCTTCTGCACGATATTTACTATAACGCTCATTATATAATTTTTTAATGCTAGGAATATCAAACATACGCAATCCATGCATAATCTGTATCCAATTTAAATTATCGTAAATTCTAAAACTTCCGTGCATACCATCTTCGGGTAATAATATTTGATTTACAAATTGTTTTTTAAAATTTTCTAAGTTTTGTTTATTAAAAGGAGTAACTTCTATTTCATTTTTACACCAACGCCAAAACTTTGAATCTTCTCTTTGTGTAAAATAATGCAATTGAATAAAGTCTAACACATTACTTAAACAGTCATCAAATATCCTATTGTATTCATTTATAGTTGCTTGATCGCCACGTTCCCAAGATGCTAGTGCGCCAACTAATGCTCTTGATTGTTGTATAGTTGTTGAAATACTACTTGCTTCTAAAGGCTCTACAAAGTTACTGCTAAGTCCAATGCTAACACAGTTCTTAATCCAAAACTTATTAACCTTACCTGAAACAAAATTAATTTTTCTACCTATATTAATTGTATCTGAAAATAAAGATTGTATTTCTGCTATGGCTTCGTCTTCAGAAATAAATTGATCACTAAACACATAACCGTTACCAAAACGTTCTTGTACAGGACTACGCCAATGCCAACCAGCACTTAATGCTTTAGAAAGTGTGTAAGGTGGTATCTCTTCTTGGCGTGGTGTTTGAAAAGCAATAGCACTATTCATAGGTAAAAATGATGACCAGTCTACCCATTCAGCACCTAGTTTACTTGCAATAACTCTTTTGAATCCACTACTATCAATAAAAAAGTCTGCGGTGTGTGTTCGTCTTTCTATGTCGACTACTGAGTCTACAAAGCCCCCGTCACCAATGTTAACATCTACAACTTCTGTAGTTATAACGTTAATACCTGCTTCAATGCATCTCTTTTCTAAAAATGCATTTAATTTTTCACTATCAAAATGGAACTGATAGTAATCTTCAAATGGCGGACTTACATATCCTTGCATAGGTAAATCCCAATGCAACGATTCAGAATCAACACCTTCTGAAATCAATCTCATCAATGTATGTGCATCACCTGTGTATGCATCTACAAATATATATGGTTCTGCTAAACTGTGATAGTAGCTGGTTTTGTCACCGTGCCAATCTTCAAACTTAATACCAATCTTAATAGTTGCACCACATTCTCTTGCAAGATCAGTCATTGTAATACCTACTGCATCAGCGAATCTTCTCCAATGTTCAGTACTACCTTCGCCAACACCAATAGTTCCAATTTTATCAGATTTAATAAGTGTAATGTCTAAGTTGTCAATAGACTTTTTATGATATAGTGCAGTCATTAGTCCAGCATTACCGCCACCTAGCACAAGTAATTTTTTAATCATTTCTTTTCCTTGGTATGTACTTCTAAACTTGCAACAGAGTCTGTTGCTAGATTAAAATTTATATCCCCATATGGCATTGTATTAAAACTTATAATGTATCTATCTTTTTCTCCGAAGTGTGGAGTTGAACTATGAAATAACCAACTAGGAAATAAAACAAGTTTTCCAGCTTCAGCATCACTAAACCAATGCGGACTATAATCATGTCTAAGTACTTCTAGTTGTGCTTCTGTTCTATGCTTAACAGGATCTTCAAATACTGTTGCAGCACCTTCAGTAACATAATACACCCCACTCAAAAAACTCATAGAGTGTCTGTGATATTGTAAACGCATACCTTCTCTAGGCAATGCTCTATTAAACCAACTGCTTGTAATTTTAAAACCATCGCAGTCAAATTTTTGTTGTACGTGAACTTGCTTTATGCAATCATTAATCCATGTAAACAATGGATTCAATTCTTTTTTGTCATGTAAGTTTCTCATAGAACTAATTGTATCAGAATGTTTTACATGATCTGCATACTGCTCACACAAAGGAATCAAAGCATCGTTGTCAAGCTCTGTGTTCTTAAATTCAAATAGTTCTGTTGGAAACGTAGGTATTACTTTCATTAAAACTCAACCCAGCCTGTTAAAAGATATTTTTCACCACTTAATGGCGGATTGCCTCTGTGAGTATGCGTGTAACTTGCAGGCCAAACAACTAAGGTTCCTTCAGTAGCAGCAATACGCTTCTTTTGGTACAACCATTCTGTTTCTCCGCCTTCGTCAACTGTATTAAGATACATTCCCCACGCTGCAATTCTACCTGACCTTTCTTTTGTATCTGATTCAAAATGCCAAGTATGATATCCTTCTCCTGGAAGGGTTTTTTGAAGTTTCATAAAGTAAACTCTGTGATCGCCGCACTCGCCTAACACACTATAATGTGCAGTATATTGCTTCCAGCAATCAATAAATCTATTCATAAAAGTATGTATAGTAGGATTGTCTGTTGACATATTCAATGCAGGTTGTTCAAGAAGAAACGCAGCATGATCTGCTTTATTATGTGCTGAATTATCTCCTAAAGTTTGACGACTAGCAGTTAAATGCAAGTCGTTCAATTTTTCATAATATTCAATAAGGGCTGCACATTCTTCGGGTCTCATAACGCCGGTCCATGTTGCAATATCGTTCTCTATAATCATATTACTATTTATGGCCAGTTTATTAATGACATGAATAGTCTGAAAGCAGATAAATACTTTACAACAACAGTGGATGAACTCATAATATGGCAAATTTACCTATCATTAATAACCTTCGTGTAGTACCTAGAGATGCAGAATTTCTGGATAGAAAAACAGGTGCTCGTGGAGAAATATTCTATGATAAAGACAATAATACAATTAGACTGTACGATAGTCAGATTGTAGGTGGTTTACCATTAGCAAGAGGCGATTTAACTAACGTTACTAACGCAATATTTGCAGCAAAAGCAACAGCAGCAGGCGTTGGTGGCGGTAGCGGAAGTGGTAGTATCGAAGTTAGCCAATCTGCACCAAGTACGCCGGAAGAAGGTACAATTTGGTTTAACAGTACTAATGGTACACTGTATGTCTATATCAATGATGGAGATAGTAACCAATGGGTACAACCAGTATTAGGTTACCCGGCTATTCCGTCAAATTTACAAGATTTATCAAACGTAACTATTACATCACCAAGTGCTGATCAAGTTTTAAAATGGAACGGCAGCGCATGGATTAACGCAGCAGCACCAGCAGCTGGATTAGATCAAGCAGCAGTTAGGTCAAGTGTTTCAGTTGGCACAGAAGGAACTGCGGCAGGTGACGGAGCAGTTAGTTACGACAACGGAACAGGTGTGTTTACATATACACCACCATTACTAAACAGTTTAACAGTCAGTGGTAACTTAGATATGGGTAGTAATGATATTACTACAACAGGCAAAGTTTACTACGCAAACGTATTTGCAACCGAAGGTGATTTACCTAGCGCCACAACTTATCATGGCATGTTTGCTCATGTACATGGAACAGGTAAAGGTTATTATGCTCATGCAGGTGCATGGTCTAAACTAGCAAACGAAGCAACAACACTTGCTGGGTACGGAATTACAGATGCTGCAACTTCAGCACAAGGTACTAAAGCAGACAGTGCATTACAAGATTTAACAACAACTTCTATTACAACACTTGCAGATGTTTCAACAAGTTCACCAAGTACTAACCAAGTACTTAAATGGGACGGCGCACAATGGTCGCCAGCATCAGACGCAGTTGGTAGTGGTGCTATAACTGCAACTATTGGTGGAGCAACACAGGCAAATCCAGTTGTAATTAGTACAACTTCTGCACATGGATTCTACGAAGGACAACCTGTAACTATTACAGGTGTTGTTGGTATGACAGAACTTAATGGTAACGAATACTATGCAAACATTACTAGCACATTAGAGTTTGCTTTGTATTCTGATAGTGGATTAACATCAAGTGTTAACGGTACAGGATTTACAGCATACACATCAAGTGGTACAGCAACAGGTGGTGCAACGGCTGCTGAAGTTGGTAACTTTGTATTCACAGGTTCAAACATTGACACTAGTGACAGTTCAGGAATAAACTTTACTCCAGGTGTGTTAATGCAAAGTGATCTAACTGTTGAAAACGATTTAACTGTCAATAACTTGCTCACAGCAGCACAATTTTCAGTAACAGATTTCACAACAACAAATCATACAACAACTAACTTAACTGTTAGTGATACGCTATCAGTAAAAACTATCGCTCAAACCGATACTGGAACGCCACAAATTACAAGTAGTTCAACTCTAGTTTTAGATACACAAGACGGTGTAAGAGTTACTGGTGCTCCGTTTAGATTACCTAGTTTTACAACAACAGAGAAAAATGCATTGTCGCCTGGGAACGGTGATATGATATATGATTCTACGTTGAATAAAGCACAGGTATATGAAAACGGTGCTTGGGCGAGTCTAGTATAGGTATAAAGCATGGCTGAAAAAGAATATATTGTCACAGTAAAAGCCGGTATTGATCTTAATGCATTTGATGCAGAAATGGTTGCATCATTTGGCGATGAAACTATTCCAAGCAGAAGCGTTGAAATTGCAAATGCACGTCCGGCCTCACAAAGAAACACACATTATTACTTGTCAGATGATGAAGCAACTACACTTGCTAACGACAGCAGAGTAATAGCAGTTGAGATTCCACCAGAACAAAGAGATGATATTGAGATTACACTTAGAGCAAGGCAGTCAGGAACATTCTATAGAGGTTCCGGCAGCGCAGGTAACATTGATAACTGGGGACTTAAACGTTGTCAGAGTTTAACAGAAAACTATGGTAATGGTAGCACACCTTCCGGCGAACAGATAGTTACACAAATAACAGAAGATTACTTGTATCCACTAGATGGTACAGGTGTTGATGTTGTTATTCAAGATTCGGGTATTGAACCCTTGCATCCAGAATGGCAAGATGCTAACGGTGTTTCTAGATTAGTTGAGCTAGACTGGTATGATGGATTCAGCGGCGGTGGCTCAATGCCTGCAGAACATTACACAGACTATCATGGCCATGGAACACACTGCGCTGGCACAGTTGCAGGTAAAACATTTGGTTGGGCAAAGAATGCAAAAATATATGCAGTAAAGATGATTCCAGGAACAGCAGATCCTAATGGTGGTATTCCTATTTCAGATTGTTTTGATGTTATTAGAGAATGGCACAATAACAAACCAGTTACAAGCACAGGATATAAAAGACCAACTATTGTTAATATGAGTTGGGGATACGGAACTAATATTCCACAAGCAACAACGCCAGTAGGCGGAAGTTACAGAGGAACTAATTGGTTTTGGGGAACAACATACAATAATGTTTCCGACTTATGGGCAAACACAGGTGTTGTACCTTATGTAGGTTCAAGATGGAAAATACCTGTACAGGTTGCATCAGTTGATGCTGATGTAGAAGAACTTATTAATGCAGGAGTACATGTCTGTATTGCAGCAGGAAATGATTATTACAAAGTTACAACTTCAGGAGAAATTGATTATAATAACACAGTTTCGTGGACTAGTTACGGAACACAGTTTTACAATAGACCTCCTTCTCCATATGCAACAGGAGCATTTAACGTAGGAAACATTGACAGTAGAATTCTTAACGATCAAGATGTAACAAAGCCAGACAGCATGAAAGGCCCAGCGGTAACAATATGGGCACCTGGTACAAATATTATTAGTGCATGTTCACAGATATCAGAAATAGGTGGCCCAACACCATATAAATTAGATCCTGCATTTGGACAGCAATCTATTAGTGGTACAAGTATGGCATGTCCGCAAGTATGTGGTGTAGGAGCATTACATTTACAAGCAAAGCCTGAACTAACACCAGCACAATTAAAGCAAGAAATAGAAGCAAATTCGCCACAAGCAATGTATTCAACAGGGCTTTCAAATGATTATAATGCATATACTACTAGTATTATGGGGTCTGAAGGTAGAATATTATACAACAAATATAAGACAGATGAGTCACATAAAATTCAAGGTAGTGTTACTATCACAAACTTAGGTATCGCATAAATACAGTAGAGGAACAAATATTATGGCACTAGCATTTCCAAACAGTCCTTTAGTAGGAGACCAATATACAAGCGGTGGCGTTACATGGCAATGGAACGGTACAACTTGGGATATCGTTATCTCTGGTGGAGGCGGTGGAGGCGGTGGTTCAAGCCTATCATTTGCTACTATTGCAGTATCAGGACAAGATAACGTTTCAGCAGATAGTGGAGCAGATACACTAACACTAGTTGCTGGTGCAGGAATGTCTATCACTACAAATGCTAGTACAGATACAGTTACACTAACATCAAGCGGCGGCGGAGCAGGCGGAAATATATTTTCAACTATTTCAACTGATACAGGTGCAGATGTTGTAGCAGATGCTTCAACAGATACATTAACACTTACAGGTGGAACAAATATTCAATCAGTAGGTGATGCAGCATTAGATAAAGTAACGCTTGATATGATTCCTTTTTCAATTGATTTTTTATCAGATGTAGATACTACAACAACAGTACCAACAACAGGACAAGTTCTAAAGTGGAACGGTACATCTTGGGTGCCAGGTGTTGATAGTACAACAGGTGGCGCAGGTACTGATGCAGATACACTAGATGGTTTTGACAGTTCATACTTTTTAAATTATAATAACCTAAGTAACAAACCTAGTTTATTAGCACTTACAGCCTTAAGCGTTGGTGCTAATGCAACAGCATCGGGTAACGGTGGACTTGCATATGATGATTCAACAGGTGTGTTTACTTACACACCACCTAATCTTACAAGTTTCTTAACAAGTGTAGCATTTACTGACATAACAAGTAAACCAACTACAATTGCAGGTTACGGAATTACAGATGCTTTCGATGGAGCATATAGCTCACTTACAGGTACACCAAGTATTCCATCAAATAACAATCAGTTAATTAACGGTGCAGGATACATTACAGGAATTGGTTCATTGTCTATTGATGCACTAAGTGATGTTGACACAACAACTGCTGCACCAACAAGCGGACAAGTACTTTCTTGGAACGGCAGTAACTGGGCACCTTCAGCATCCGGCGGTGGTGGAGATGTAAACCAAAATGCGTTCTCTACTATTATGGTAGCAGGACAAAGTGATGTTGTAGCAGACAACCCAACTGACACACTAACACTTACAGCCGGTACAAACATTACACTTACAACAAACGCAAGTGGCGATAGTGTTACTATTACAGCATCAGGTGGCGGAGCAACTGACTTTGACGACTTAGGTGATGTAACATCAGCAGGATTAAAAGTTTCAGATGTTTACTTGCCAGCAATTACACAATTGGTTGTTGGACACTCAGGTACTTCGTCATATAGTTTTGATCAATATTCTGGGGGCAATCCTACAATTTATGCAATTAGCGGAACAACTATTGCATTTAACTTACAGGGTGTTTCATCAAGTCATCCATTCCAAATTCAAAACGCAGCAGGTTCAGCATACGATACAGGACTAGTACATGTAACAGATACTGGAACAGTAACTACAGGTTCTAGTGCAAATGCAAGAACTGGTGGAATATTATATTGGAAAGTTCCTGAAGGAATATCAGGTGGTTACAGATATCAGTGTACTAGCCACGCTGCTATGGTAGGTTCAATTAATATTAAGAGTTTTGGTTCAATCTAGCATTTAAGATCTTTCAATCTTTTATCAAGCATTTTTCTAACAACAGCAATGTCCTGACGTTGTTCTGTTGCTTGTGTCATAGCCTTTGCATCATATGCAAGGTTTGCATGAACTTCATCTAATTTTTTTACTACATTAATAAGTTTTTCAAGCAGTCCGTTGCATTGCGCTTTCTCTGCTTCGTCGAGTACGTTTTGAATTCTTTCATGAAAATCTCTAACGTCTTTTTGAAATCTAGGTTCTTCAGATAGTATTAGCATCTTTGTGTAACTCCAAAATAGTTTCTATTTTTGTTCTTATTAGATTATTATTTAATGTGTTTCTAAGTCCAGTATGTAAATTCTTGGGCAAGTAATTTAAATCACACCAACTCATTGTATTTGCTTTTGTAGTTAAAAATTCTTTCTTTACTAAACAAATATAAGTTCCGTATTCAAAACCTTTATCTTGGCTCAAATACAATTCAATAGGAACAATTTTACCTTTAGAAAAATCTTCTTGTAATTCTAAACTGTCATCAATTACAGAAGTTTTTCTTGCAAACGTAGGAACAGACCACTTTTCATTCTCTAAGATTAGTAGTATTCGTTGAGTGTCTGTTGACAGATATAGTATTCCTGCTCTCTTTTGCATTAAAATACTTATGCTGGGTTAGGGTCAATTCTCCAATAACCTGGCGAGTATTCACCTTCGAATGATTTAAGCCATTCAGTACCCGTCCATTTATATTGGATGCCTGTTTTTAAATTTTGGAAATATGTTGGATTTGCTAGTGTGTTTGGATCAGCTAATGTAACCCAGTTTGTACCATTCCATTCAATAATAGCATTGGCTACAATAATAGGGTCTTCACCTGTTGTTCCTTT